GCTCAACGGCCCATTTAAAATCTGCCTTGTCTGTACTGTTCAGCATCTCCAAAAACTTTTGCTTTCCTTTTGCCGTTTTCCAGGCTTCAAGCAGATCATATTTCAACTGTTGGAACTTATTTTTAGAGCCAACAGCACGGCCACCATGAGGAATACCCTTTAGCCAGCGGCCTTTTTCATCCCTAAAGCTCTTCGTTAAGTCGCCTTTAGAGTCGTTTAATTTTGACGTTTCAATTATTTCAGGCTTTAGTTCATCCATGCATAGCTCCTTAAGTATCTAATAAATGACTAGTACTTAAACCTTCACTTTGACGGTAACTGTTACTTTTACTTGTATCCAAGGCATAGTCTATTGATAGGGTATCCATAGGCTCTCTATTGGTGTCTTTTAATGGCTTTTGAATAAGCGCTCGTTGAAAAATATCCTTATCAACATTTAAATATCTTAAAATCTTATCAATATCGAAGTCCCTTGCTCTTTGCTGGATATTCCGGCAGATGGCTTTGTGAACGGTCTTTTTTAGGTTTATAGGAGCATTCCGTTGATCTTCTATGTGATCTTTAAGCCAAAGCCATTTATTTTCACGCCAGTAATACTTTTGAATCTCTTGCATTAATGGCTCGATCTTTTCTTCAGGGATACGCGTAAAATAAGCAAAATGTTTTGGATTATACTGAATAAATCCGGCAGTGTCGCAACGGTCATTTAAGTAATAAAGCAAATACCCCGCCTCTGGACTTAAATTCTGATATTCTTCAAGCTCCCATTTAGTTTTGACGCTAAACTTGATATCACCGCTCAAATAACACCTCCTACAAGAAAATTAACTGCCTGGTTAAAATTTAATCCTTTAATATTCATCACAAAATCGATGCTTGTGCCATCAGCCCCACAGCCAAAACAGTGATAACGGTTTTTTTGGTCAATTATCATTGAAGCTTTATCCTCGCGATGAAACGGACAGCAAACCCAATTCTTCTGGCCTTTTTGTTTTATGCCTTCAAAGTCAAATAAATTCAGTATAGAAACCGCCTTAGCCCTAAGAATCTTCTGTCCAAAGTTCATTGTGTTGTCAGCATGGCCGTTATCTGCAACCAGGCTTTTAATGCGTTGTAGGTAGGTCGTCATTTCATTTGATTGTTCTTTTTCGGCAATAGTATCTTTCACCTCTGGAAAAATCTTAAGGAGATCAAGCGTGTCTGGGTATTCGTACTGGTATTCGTACCAATCGCCTTCGTTTACGTCATCCATGTATTTAATTGTTTGTCGCATATTTACTTAGGTGGGATTTTGCAACTAGGAGCATTACATCAATAAGTTTGGCTCTCTTTTGCAATGATTTACTCATACCCTTACCTTAAAAGTTATAGTCTATTTCAACATTTCCTTTAGGGAAAACCCGAATAATCTTAATCAAAGCGTTTATCATATCTCGCTTTTCTTGTAGAGAAGCTTCTTCCCAATTTTGGTCAAACTCCCTATAAAATCTTTCTTTCTGCTTAAAATCCTCTTTTTTGGCCTTTTCTACCTCAAGTGAAGCCTTCAAAGAAGAGATATCCCCTTCAAGCTCCTTAATTTCCTTCCGGATTGCCTCGTATCTCTCCAAGAATTCATCTGGGGGGCTGTCTTGCTTCTCAAAAACCTGTAACCATTTCTTTTTAGCTAAATCTTTCGATTTTAGGGTTTTTTGTTTGTTTTCGATCTGTGCCTTAATATGGTCTATTTCCTGCTGTGAAGTTACATTTAAATGCCGCTGCATATATCTACTGTCATTTAAAAGCGCTCCAATATGCTCAAAGATCATTTCCTTTACCGAACCTTCAAGCTTTTCTTTCTTATGAAATTTACGATGTTCACAGTCTCTTTTCTTGTTCCTTCGGTGGCAAGATGAACAGGCATAATATCCTAAGCGACCTCTGTCCTTCTTTTGACTTGGAACCTCTCTTTTAACCATTTCACGCCCACAAAGACCACACTTAGCAACGTCTCTTAAAATAAAATCCGGGGCCACACATGACCAACTCGCTTCGTAGCCTTTAAAGTTTGCGTCTCTAATTCTCTGAACTTCTTCAAACATAGGAATTTCGATAATGGGCGGGTGCTTTTGTTCATAGATAATTTCTTTAACTTTCATGCGTCCAGTATATTTAACATTCGTCAGTATTCGCATTATTTGCCTTCGATCAAGCTTAACCCTTGCGCTTATGCCTCGCCTTTCTAATTCAATTCGTACGCGGTTATCACTCTTATACTGCAAATACAATTTATAAATAAGCCTGACAATTTCTGCATCTTCCTCGACTATAACAAATCTTTTCTCAATGGTTTTATATCCAAAGGGCGGTTCTGATCCAAAATTTGTTCCATCACGCTGAACCTTCGTATATCTTCCAGTAATCATACGCTCAGCGATATTGTCTCTTTCCATTTGAGCAAATACAGCAATTATGCCCATTATTGCCTCAGAAAACTTGGAGCTTGTATCAAAAGGCTCTGTAACAGATTTATAGGTGACGCCGTAATTCTTAAACTCTTGCAGTAGTTCCAGAGTATCCCGTGCTGTTCTACTTAAACGATCTTGTTTCCACACAAATAAATGCTTAACTCTTCCGCGCCTTATATCTTGCCGCAGTCGTTCAAGTGAGGGTCTATCTACAAATGTAGCCCCACTGGAAGTATCAATATAGAAATCTTGTTCGGAAAGCTCTAAACCTTGTGACCTTGCAAAAGAAGAGATTCGATCTTTTTGTGTGTCTATTGAGGCGCGGTCTTCCCGAGCTTGTTCAAGAGTGCTGACTCGTATGTAAGCTTTGCTTGTTTTCATTAACCTTGCTTGTTTTGTTTATTCTTCTTTCGACGGGTTTTTGATAAATCTTCCAGAAATCATTTTCTGCTGTTTCTTTAATATTCAAAAACTTAGCTCTTGCCTTAATCATTTCTCCTCCTTTATTGGATTAAAGTATCTCCGGCTTTTTATTAACCATGCCGGAGGATTCTTAATTATTTCTTGTACGTCAGACAGAATAACTTGATTCCTCGCCCGCGTTGAGTCACTTTTAATTAACCCTTGCTTTACATATTTATGGGCCGTTGTTAAAGAAATTCCCAATATCTTCCCCGCCTCTTCAACGGAAATATGATCCTTGCTTACATTCTGAGTTCTTTTCTGGTTAGCATAGAACTTTATTAACCATTCTGGCTTTGCCTGCAGGATGAGATCAATTTCGTTTTTGCTTAACTCCTTTGCTATGCCGTCATTTCTAACCTTGCTCAAATACCCCTTCTTAACCCAATCTTTTAACGTCATAACCGAAGTCTTGATATACTTAGCAGCTTCAGCGAACGTCAAGTAAGGATCTTTTGCTCTTTCTTCGGCTGCTTCGCGTAAAATATCCGCTGTAGTTTTCTTCTTGGCTTCATTAAGTCTCTGCTTTCTCCCTGCTACCTGTTCCTTTAGCCATGCCACACGACGCTCTAAAATGGCAACGTCCTTCTCTGTGACAAATTCGGAATCATCCTGGACGCCAAGACTTTTTCTTATTTTTTCGTAACCTTCGGTTATTTCATCCTCTTGTTTCTGACGTAGAACATCTTTTCCACCAAAAAGCAAAGCATGATCTGCAAACATTTTTTGTGGACTAACATGTGTGTATACTTCGGTCGTTGAGATGCAGCTATGTCCTAATAATTCTTTAATCTCCAGGGTATTTGCTCCCCCCTCCAACAAATGCGTTGCAAAGGCGTGACGAAATAAATGAGGATGAACACGCTTATTCACTTTTTCCATTAAGGCATATTGCTTCATTTGTAAACCAACACGTGCTTTATGCAGTTTTTTGCCTTCGCCACTTCCTGCAACGGTAAGAAACACTTTACATTCGGGAAGTAAATCCTCTTTCTTCTTTGTTTTGTTGTAAGTAGAAATGGCTAGATTTGCCCGACGATTGATAAATACAATTCGTTGTTTAGAGCCTTTGCCAGTGACAACCGCTGATCCATCCGATAAATTAAGGTCCTTATTTTCCATATTAAGCACCTCGCTTACTCGGCAACCAGTGCTGTAAAAAGTTTCTAGTAAAGCCCAGTCGCGCAATAACCGAATTAATGGAGCATTAATGATCTTACAAACTTCATTGACGCTTAGAACATTAGGAAGTGGCCTTTGCAGTTTGGGAAGATCCATTAATAGCCAGTTTGCAGTACTTGGGATAACTTCATTTCTGGCTAAGAAATTTCCGTAACCACGAAGAATAGTTATGATTCGATGTCTAAGATTTGGCGTAAGGTTGGAAATTTGACCTAAAAACTCTCTGACGATTGACCTATCAATTTGATTAACGTTCTTTAAACCATTCTTATTGGTGAATTTTTGGAATCTTCCAAGATAACATTGGTAGGCTCTTATTGTACTATTTGATAAATTCTTGATCTCACAATCGGCAAGGTAACTCTTAATTGATTTATTTATTGAGTTACTGACAGGAAAAGGTAATTGTAATGACCTTTTCTTATTTAGAAGACGAATAATCTCCTGGTGGGTTTCCCTTTTATAAGCAATATGATTAGCCATGATTTTTATTCTGGTATCTCAGTAAGTAACCTGATTTTCTTCTTCGCCCTTTATCCTTGCTGCCCTGCGGCCTCCCTAAATCACGACCCTTCGCCTTCAATCTGGCTCTTGCACTAACAAGTCCAGCCCTTGTTCGCTCGCTGATTCTTTTTCGTTCCTGCTGGGCAACCCAACTAAATATTGCCAGCAAAAGCTGCCCTAATCCTTCGTCACGCGTGTCTAGCCAACTTTCCTGTAATGATTTAAGATCAACCCCATTGCGCTTTAACCGTTCAATGTAACCTAAGGTATTGCTAATTCCTTCACGAGAAAGGCGATCTAACGACCACAAAAGAACTAAATCAAACTTCCTTTTGTCTGCATCTTCAAGCATACGTCTAAACTCCGCACGATCTCCATTACTACCGCTTGCCAAATCAACATATTCGTCAATAATCTCGCCGCCTAAGGCATCTGCATAATTCCTAAGAGGAATTAATTGATTCTGAGGGTCTTGACTTTCATCATTTTTTGAAACCCGGCAATAGATAGCAATTTTCATATGCAGTCTCCATTAAATTTCTTTTTATCAAAAACATTGTCTATGATTTTTTCCGCTTCATTTAATAATAAATATTCGCGACAGGCCTCCTCAATTAAGATCTGAGTTGCTTTGTCCAACATTGCAATTATCGGTGCGGGTTTCGATTCTGGCGGCTTTGCCTTTTTCCTGCTATTCTTTTTCATCGTTGCTCCCGGCAAGTTGTAAGGCCTGATCCAAAAAGTGACGGATCAATTCGAGCTGGATCAACACCAAGAATTTTTGCAATAGTGATAACTTCACCCGTACTGGGCGTACTCCTATTGGTTTCATACCGCGTTAAACGCGCCTCTTTTATTCCTGATTTCTCCGCAAGCTTGCGCTGGGTTAATTCGGCCTTTAACCGAAACACTCGAATATTTTGACCTATACGATTTTCCATTTTTCCTCCTTGTTAAAACTTTCTTTATTAACCTTTAGACAAAAAAAATCGACTCGATTTTCTAGTCGACAAACTTTCTATTAATGCTAAGATTATTAAATTGTTTTGGTTTTGCTTTCCGCATAATTATCTCTGGAATTTGGTAATATTTCATTACTATGGTAATAATATATCACCCAACAAAACATTTGTCAATAATTGACTGGTAATTTTTTATCACTATAATCAGCTTATGAACGTCACATGGAAGGAAGTTGCATCTGAAATTCGAAAAAAGCGTAGGCTCTTAGATATAACTCAAGAAGAGTTCGCTAAAATGATTCATACTGGACAATCTTTTGTCGCGCAGATGGAGAAAGGCGAAAAAGTGCCCTCTATAGAGGTTGCTAAGAAGATTGCTAAGGAACTTGATATAGACTTTAACCGAATTAAGAATGCCATTATACTGAAAAAAGCAGAACCATTTTCCGCACCCGCAGGATCAACGATCCAGATAAAAACTCATACACGTATAATCATTCCAAAGAAGTAAAATAGGTTTGGTTTGCATTCTTCTCACTTCGCAAATGAACGTAATTATCCATGATTATATAGAGTAAAATTCTTATCTATCCATAATATGTGAAAAATTCTTCCCAATTTAAAGCCAACCATTGGAGCCTGACCTATACAACGAAAAGCAATCATATCAACATCCTCTGTTACCTTAGCAGGAATCGACACTTTTAAAGCATTGCGAGCTATTTTTTCGTAACCAAGGCCGTCCCGCGGAGCTAATCTTAATTCCTTCCATGTCAATTTGCTTCTCTTATAGAGAGCCATTGCAAAATGAGCCTTTTGGTCTTTTTGACATGAATGGACACAATATCCGTCAACCATAAATTCTAAAGAAAATATTGGAGTTTGATCGTCAGATTTGTCGGAGGGAACGTAATGCGGTTGGATTCTTCCAGTGTTTAGTTTAGGCTCGCGAAATGTCACGAATTATTCAACAACAAGGGTCTTAAAATATTCTTTCATTGAAGCGTGAGTGATAACCTCAACGCCAGCACCCTTTTCAAATGCTTCTTTCCAAGGAGCCTCTTCGTGAGTTAAATTTCTTAATTTCCAGGCGGAGAATTGACCAAAAACTCTATATACTTCATCCAAAAGGTCTTGAACTTTTTTATCATAAATTGATAAGTCTAATTTATCGGGAGCAGGAATACTATCCGCACCATAATCTCTATATTTTCGATACAAGGACGGTATCACAGGACCATGTTGCCATGCCTCAATCTCCTCAGTAAACAAAGGCTCATTAAACATAGCCAAATGAAATCCTTGAGCATAATAACAAAGTTTCTGTAATTTAAGATTTGAGATCATATCCCCTGCTTCAGGATCATTTTTGGCAAGAAAATAATTAGCAATATCTTCGACTGATAATTGGCGGGTAGGCATAAATATTTCTCCTATAAAGAGTGTACAATATAGCGTAAAATTGTCAACTAGTCAACAGGTAAGAGTCTTGGGGTCATTTATTATAATTTAACTCTTTACTGTTAAAGAACAAGCAAAAACAGATAAATTTAAACTTTTAACCAAAAAGAAGCGTCCTTTTCCCTTTTATCTTAATCCTAATTCCTTAAATGGATTCCAATTATCGTTTGATGAATATTGAGGTTGTCTAAAATGTGTATATTGCCTGTCTTGATCGTCCTTTACAGAATCAATAAGACTGGCCGCCATACAAAGCGAATCGAATAAATTTGGTGATTTAATTTTATATTTATTACGCATCTCCTCCTTGCTGATTAATATCTTTCTGCCGTCATTGGCATATTTAAAACGGACGGTCATCATTTCCTGCACAATTTCCTCCGTTAGCCCACCTATCCAACCACGTGAAATATACTCCTTGAGTTTGTAAGCGGCTGCGGTGCGAGGATTCACATAATCGGGGTTCTTGTCCTTATCTAAAACAGGATTTCGGAAAGGCTCATAATTATTTAACCTATGCCCGCAAGTAATTGAATCAAAAGGCCCGCTTCCAAGGCCGTCAACGTCAATGATAGATCTTTCTGCATTATGCTGCTTTGAAAGATTAATGATCCGACCAGTTGTATAATCAAGGTCTTTGTGTTCCCAAGTTTCTGAATGGACTACCATCCAATGCAAACGATTTACTTGCTGTAGAACAACGCACGCGCTTTTGTCGGCTCCATATCGGGCCACATCAAATCCGGCAATTCGTAAACCATAGCCCGGACTAGGCGAGATTTCCTTCTTTGCCTCCATTAACTCTGAAAATCTATAAACAAGATCGTCACTTTCTGTTTCTTCAAAGCTGTTTAAAACATACCTACGATAGTGCGCCGGAGCGTCAATCTCCTTTCTTCTTAAATCCTGCACAAAGTCTTCACGGAGGTTCTTCTCATTCGCAAAACTGTTTGCCGTCAAACAATGGTAAACATCATTAATATACTCAAATTCGCCCGTTGCTGAATTAATCGTATTTACCGTTTTTGCGCCATTAATCCATAACCTCCAAACCCAATTATGCCCATTAGCGTTTGCAATAACACAAATAGGGCATACATTTGCTCCGTTATTCTGACGCATACGATCACGAAGAAACTGAAACGGCGTATCATCGTCAAATTCTTCCGCCTGTTCAATGCCGCAAATACCAAGGTTAAGATTTTTAAGGACCCTTAATTCATCGGCATGACGGAACATAATTAGTGATCCATTGTCCAAACGATAATTTTTGTCGACCGGAATTTTTTCTTCATAGTATTTCTCGAAGTCAACCATTGTTGAATCCCGCAAGTCGGTAAATTCTTTACGAACAATTAATCCCGTTGTTCTCTTGTATTTTGCACAATAGTTAACGATCTTGTTTATCAATAACATCGTTTTTCCAGTTCCAACGGCTGAAATTAAGCAAGGGAATTTTGCCTCGCTATAAAGAAACCTATATTGATAATTCCCCTTATCAACATTAAATGTTTGCATTTACCTGATCCTTTTATAAAGTTCTAAGACTTCAAGATTTAAAAGACCTGACTTCTTTGCTTCGGATAATTTGTTAAGCAACTCTTCACCTTCAAGGCCTTCGGTTATTTCAAGAACCATACCGACACGGGCGGATACTTTTGCTTTATCTAGAATCTTATCTATATTTTTTGCCTTTAACTCATCGTCGGTGTCTTCGTAAGAGTCCATTTGCATATAAGAAGAAATCTTATCAAAGGCTATTGCTCCGGCGTTTTGCCAAAGTTCCGTGTTCTGTTCTGGCGTTAATATGTCATAGCCTTCACGGCCTCCCAACAAAGTAGTCGATATTTCAAAACCCAGATCTGTTAGCCTCCGTAACTCCTGAACAATGGGGTCTTTTATTTCCGTCATCGGTCTTGTAGGATCAGCCATGATTTCAAAGAAGTTTTCTGGAATGATCCGTTCTCTTCCTAGGACATCAATCTGTGGCTCTAGGCTGCTTCTAAGAAACGGAATCCTTGAAGCAATTGCATTTGATATGTTTTCAACCCGACGTTCTGTTTTGTCTGTTGCCTTTGCAATATCCGCTATTATCGTTGGCACAAATGAAGAGATGAGCCCAGAGGTGAAATACTCTGCAGATCGTTCTGGGTCGGTTAATGCGTCGATAGCCGAAGACATCCCCTTAAGAAACGTTTGCTCTGAGAAAGACTTTGCGCTTCCAAAGATCGTCTTTGATATTGCTTCTGTTGGGCTTCCTGATTCTTGAAGTCTTTTCGCAAACTGCCCGCCGATTAAGATAAGGTTTCCTGCAGGGCCTAAGACCTGAATTGATCGCCATGTATCACCGATTTTGATTGAATTAGCTTTTCGATTTTCAAGCTTTGCTAATTCCTTAAGTCTTTCGGAAATCGGTCTATCAAGGGTCAAGTCGCCCCTGTTGTAAAGATCATAACCAAACCACAAAAGCGGAACGCCTAATAAAGCACGGCCCATTCCTTTTGAAAAGTCGCGTTGATCCCATTTTCCTTTTCCGATATTTTCAAGAGCCGTCTTTATAACTCCGGCAGGGCTGTAGTTGATAATCTGCATTGCAACGGCTGAAGGCGTCTTACTGAATGGTAGGACAAATTCACCTCCTGGGATATTCTGAATCGCTCGACCAGCTTTTGATAAGAAAGTTTCGTTCTGGAAAGTTGCTGCTTCAGCATCGGAAACTGCTAAAACCAGAGTATCATCAGTTGGATTTTCGATAAGATTGTTAATATAAGTTTCGGCTTCCTTGCCTTTTAAACCTTTATTCTTTGCGGCGACAATGGCTTGCTCTGCGATAGAACGAGCTTTTGCACCGTAATAAAATATCTGATCTTCTGCGCCTAGAATCTTAAAGACTCCTTCTTCATAAGCCTGTAGACCTTTGGCAATTTTTCCTTTACCAAATGATACGCGACGGTAATCAAACTTACCTAAAACGTTTCGCTCATCGTAACCAGTTTTTAAGAATCGCCAGCCCTTTTCGAAACCTTCTTTGATACCACTAGAAAGCCCTCTGGTTGTAAAGGCAACGGCTCGCTTCCCAGTGAATAACGAAACAACACTATCAACAGCAACGGCTGGAATATCTTTTAAAACTTCCGTACCGAAGGCATGAGAAGCGTTGCTGAATATATTCAAGCCTGAAGTTTTAATGCCTGTGAGTAATCCGGCTTTCCAAACAGTCGTGATTTTCTTGAGCAATGGCGTAGGCACAAGATCATTTAGATAGTCTTGCATCTCTTTCCATGCGACGGCCTTGGCTTCTCCGTCGGGAAGTTGTGATATTGCGGTGACTCTATCACGAATAAACCTTGCTTGTTCGCCAGTAAGTTCCGGGATTTTCTTTCGTAGACCAAACATACCAGCGTCTTTCTCGACTTCAGCGTTGTATCGTTTAATGGTTTGAGCTGCGAATTTGATCTGTCCTTCAGGCGTTTGACGTGAAAGAATAGAAGCTGCCTGCACAGAACGGCCTAACTCGGTTAATCGAACAGCCATATCATTTCCTAACTCAGCCGCCCTCTCATAGAGAGCGTCAGCTACAGCAGGCTCCGTGGCTTTCTCAGCTAATTCGGTATAATGTTTTAACAACTCTGCCCCTGTAGCAATTGAAGCATCATCAGTCCCGGTTCTTGCCATTGTCTCAGCAAGAGCTAAGTCCTCTTGAATTAACGTTCTTGCCTTTTGTGCTAACTCATCAGTACTTCTGGGTACATATTGCCCTGAGACTTTTAATATCGGCAGTTCTTCTTTGATCGAAGTAATAAATTTCCTTTCTTTGTATCCTGGTTTTATCGTTTCGCCTGCGGCAGCTTTAGCAACGGTCACGGGGTCTGTTGCTGCCTTACCTGCAGTTTCTCCGACAGCCTTAATTGCGGCCTTTGGGTCATTCGGTGCAGGAACGCCAGTATATAACTTAGGACTCTTAAGATATTTATCAGCCCTTTGGAAAAAATAAGCCTGAACCTCTGGACGTTGCATATAGGCCCAGGCTTCTTCAGCGTTCATGTTCATTTTTTCCATCACAGTGGAATGAATTTTAGCGGTCGAGTTCCTAAGAAGATTTCTAGCAGCGTTGATTTGATAGTTTTCTATCATGACTGGAATACTTTGAAGACCGCCATAAATAAACAAATCTTCAATCGCTCCGGCAACTGCCCGAGGAATTAAAGCGGCGATGCCTCCTTCACGCTCTTTTTGCGTAAATGGTATTCGATCATGTGCGGTGATCTTTACCACCGAAGAAGGCATAACAACCGCTTTGATAACATCAGCACCTAACTCGTCAGTCTGACCTGTCACAACGTCGCCAACAAAAGCCCGAACTGGTTCATAAATCCTACCTACCAGAGTTTCAAAAGCAGCATCAGCAAGCTTTAGACCTGGGTCTACTACGGCACGATTTGCTTTGAGCCTGGCTTCAGTGTCAATCTTTCCCGTCATTAAAAATGAACCTGCATCTTTAACATCTTGGGCCATTGATTGACCTACACCTTTGACAAACTCCGGCACGGCCTTAATGGTTTCCTTTGCCTTTTTCTCCATTGCAAACCAATTTTCGTCCGAAATAATCGGCTCAGCTTGAGCTAATATCTGCATAATCGACTGACGCGGAGACTTTCCATACTCATTTATATTAATGTGATGCTGCACATCAATGTCGTGCATATCGCCGGGATAAGACAAAGACTTATTTTTATCTTCAAGATAAATTTCTTTATTAGGTAAAACGGTAATAGGTAGCATTAAAGATCCTCAAAGTTGATTTGTAGGTTATTAAAAGCTGTACTCACCGGCTTTTGATTTACCTTCTTGCCCTTAGCCTTACTTTCTTTCTTGTACGCTCCGATGATTCTATTTCGATTTCCGACAAGGTTAGGAACATCGGGAAGCTGTGTCGTTGAAGGAAAATTTTTGCGAATGTAGTCTTTTTGAACAGTCTGCATGACAACATCGGGGTCGGCATTTGGTTGCTTATCTAGACGTTGAAAGAAATTAAATACAATCTCATCTTCGTCTTCCGGAAAAGACTTGGAAGCCCAATCGCCCAAAGCTTGTGCAGAAGCTCTTATTGTGATTGTTCGGGAGTCAAGTGGATCGTAAGCACTCTTAACTAAATACTCTCTATCCTGCGGCGTTAAACTGCTAATGCTTTCGATAATCTTTTGATTAACTTCTTTCCGCTTCTTGCCTTCAAGCTGAAGAGCTTTAATCTGGTTGTAAGATTGAAAGTCCGTTCTCTCTGCCGGAGCATCATAAATTGAAGCGATATATTTCTCGCCAAAATCTTTTCGAATACCCGTTGAAATAAGCAGATCTTTGACTTTTGTTTGCGTTACCGTACCGAAATTTAAAAGTAAATCAGTTTCGTTCTGATCCTGATTAAGATTGACAGTATGGTCATTCAAAATTCTATTACGCCGAATGTGTAATTTTGTTTTCTCCAAACGCTCTGCTCTCTCAGCATCGGTAAGATGAGCGTATTCACCATCCTTGCCAGCTTGTAACTGACTATAAACCCAGGAATTTTCTTGTTCCAAAGCTTGATCTTGCATAATATCTAAATCAACAGAGCCAAGACGATAATCGTCCAAAAGCTTTCTTCCTCCGGCCTCAGTAATCACACCACTGACCACGTTAGCCTCAATCAATTGCCCCATCTTTTTATCAATGTCTTGCCTTACGGATATCTTCGGTGCATTAGACTTTTCAAGAGACATATTACGCACGGTTTCTTCAAGATTTTGGTAAGCCTTGAAATGCTGCTTTTGTTTGAATATTCCTTCAATTTCAATTTTGGCAATAGCCAGGTCCTTCTTAAAATGCAAAGCAACATTCTCCCGAACCTGGGCGTTTTTTATCTGAGTTGGCGAAAGTTTTTCGGCTTTATTAAGTTCTTTTAAATATTTTTCAACGTTGTCGGGGTTTTGGTCTTCAAGAGCTTGCTGCTTAACTCTAGCGATATGCGTTGAAACCTCTGCACTTGTCTTATTGACTTGCATAACATCATTCGCATTAGACCAATCCTGAGCAATCTGATTGACAGTGTTAAGAAGGTTTTGATTTGCTTGTGCTGCTTGATCGACTTCATTACGAATTGGAGCTTGTAATTTACTTTCAATATTACGTTTTGATGTATATGTTGGTAATGATGGTGACATGAATTCCTTTCTTGCCGTAACCCCCGGCCTTTTCAAACCAGGGGCTAGGCAGACACACAAATTGTTAAGATAAGCGGTCGTCGTTTCTAGCGTCGTTCAATGCGCTATTACGTCCGCTGTTTGAATAAGTACATAAACTAACGTCTTTGTTAAAAGTAATCACTGTATCCATAGTTGCCTCCTTTCTTAACCAAGCTTGGGTGTGTACTTGTCGGAAGTTGGTATTGGTTTGTTTTGACTTAGAGAATCAGAAAAGCCGCTGCCTTGCTCTCCTCCTCCGTCCTCAATGCGATAACCAGAGCCGGATTTAACTTCTTTATATCCGTAACCGATGCCAGTGTTATGATTGTCAACGTCCTCACTTACTCCCCTTGATCGGTTTCCCTCCACAAGGTTTGATGATTTTCTTGCATCAGGCCCTTTGCCATACTCTGCATCTCCAGTTTGCTCTTTTATGATCTGAACCTTTTCAGCTTCATAAGTTGTAATCCAGCCTTTTAAATTGCAGCCCTTACCACTGGCAAACCCTGCCTCCATCATGTTGACAAATCTTACGGCTCGATCTGATTCTTCAAGCATTGGAATATTCTCTTCATCAAACTGACCGCCCCAGTAAGCGTGTTTCTTGTTGGATCGAATCTTTTGAGCCCATGCTTTACATTCTTCTGGTGAAACATAAAGCTCTTCGTCATCTCCTGGTATTTCGTTGTAGTTCATTGCGTTGTCTCCTTTTTCATTGTTCTCCATGCTCATGTTTTATTTGTCTAACCTTATTGGCCAGTTCTATGGTGTCATTCCAATCATGATAATAGACGTCACTACCTTTACTTTTTACTTCCATCATTTTTATAAACTTTCCGACTTCATTGTTTTCACGTATTTGGTGATACTGATGGCACTTTCTAAGAAGTACGAACATTATTTCTAAATCACTTTTTGATGATAAATAATCCCTCGCCTCCTGTAATGCTTCATAGTTTTTCATTTTCTTTTCCTTTCTTAACTGTTTTTACAATGCCTCTCCATTGCGCTAGGATGCCCTAGGTTGCGTTTTTTCTGATTGTTCCACCATTGCATCTGCATACTGGAAAGCTAACGTAGCACAATCTTGTGGTTTTCTCGTCGACCAAATTGAAATAATTGTGTACAAAGCAGCAGCAGCAAAAAGATCACGCTTTGTAACTCCCGTTTGTTGCGTTGTGTTTTCCATGTCTCTCCTTATCTCTTATTCAAATAATCGTTCGTTTATTTGTTTGTGTTTTTTATTCTTTGTAAACCCTAAAAAATCAGGGGGAGTATTATTTGTTACCATCGGCCTTTTTTTCTGTTGGATCATTAATAACAATTAAAACCTTTGGTTCGCCCACAGTGGCGTCAATATCAATTAATGACTCTTTTGGCAAGATCGCAACAATGCGCTCAACGGCCCATTTAAAATCTGCCTTGTCTGTACTGTTCAGCATCTCCAAAAACTTTTGCTTTCCTTTTGCCGTTTTCCAGGCTTCAAGCAGATCATATTTCAACTGTTGGAACTTATTTTTAGA